TTATCTCCTGCAGAGAGAGAAGTAGGTGGTATACCTAATACTAGTCAAGATATTAAACAAGCACATGCTGCTGCAATTGAATATTATATTGAAAACTATGTAGGAGAAGTAGGAGAAGAATATGGAGATATGTATTTTAATAAAACATTAAATGATTGGAGTCGATTTAATATAAATGATAGAACAAAACATGATGCCTCAATTAGCTCTGGATTAGCTATAATGGCATGTAATAAAAATAAGTATCGACCGAATCAAGAAAGAATTAAAAAAGATATTCACTTAGGAATAAGAAGATATAATAATGAAGGATCTATTTCACAAATAATTAAATAAATGAAGATTACAAACACTTACAGTAGCTTTCCAGATCAGGTAGTACCTGACGAGGTTAAGAACAGTTGGGATTATGGTAAAAAAGTCGCGAAAGCAATTGAAGGGGATTGGTTTAGTGGAACTAGATCAGGAGTAGAGAATAGATGGAATACTAATTTTAACAATTTTAGAATGCGTAGGTTATACGCGAGAGCTGAACAACCTGTTCAAAAATATAAAGATGAGTTAGCTATTAACGGTGATTTATCTTATTTAAATCTAGATTGGAAACCTGTACCTATTATACCTAAGTTTGTAGATATTGTTGTAAATGGAATGGATGATAAGCTTTATGATGTTAAAGCTTTTGCTCAAGATCCAGAATCTAGAAGAGTAAGATCTAAATATGCAGAGGATATATTAAGAGATATGCAAGCAAAAGAATTCTTACTAAATCTTAAAGATGCGGTTGGGTTAGATTTATTTAATAGTGATGATCCTGAAGCATTGCCTGAAAATAAAGAAGAATTAGATCTGCATATGCAACTTTCATATAAACAAGCTAGTGAAATTGCTTGTGAAGAGGCTATTAATAACACTTTAGAATTCAACAAATATGATTTAACTAAACGTAGAGTTATTGAAGATTTAGTGGTGTTAGGAATGGGAGCTTGTAAAACAAACTTCAATGAAGCAGAAGGGGTTACTGTTGATTACGTTGATCCATCTCGTTTAGTATATTCTTATACTGAAGATCCTAACTTTGAAGACATGTGGTATGTTGGAGAAGTTAAAGCTATTACATTAGCAGAGATTAAAAAAGAATTTCCTCATCTAACAGATTCTGATTTAGAAAGATTACAACGTTATCAAGGTAATAGCAACTTCTTATATAACTGGAACGGAAGAAATGATGGGAATTCTATTTATGTTTTATACTTTGAATATAAAACTTACAGTGATCAAGTTTTTAAAATAAAGAAAACTGCTACTGGATTAGAGAAATCTTTAGAAAAACCAGATACATTTAATCCACCAACAAATGAAAATTTTGATAGAATAGGAAGATCTATTGAAGTATTATATAGTGGAGCTAAAGTATTAGGTTATGACGAAATGCTTAAATGGGAATTAGCAAAAAATATGACTAGACCTAAATCTAATCTAGTTAAAGTTAATATGAATTATAACATCTGTGCTCCTAAACTATACATGGGTAGAATAGAGAGTTTAGTAAGTCGAATGATGGGATTTGCAGATATGATTCAATTAACCCATTTAAAAATTCAACAAGTAATTTCCAAGATAATTCCGGATGGAGTATATTTAGATGTAGATGGATTGGCAGAAGTAGACTTAGGTAATGGTACAAGTTACAATGCTAAAGAAGCTTTAAATATGTATTTTCAAACTGGTAGTATTCTAGGTCGTTCTATGACGATGGAAGGAGATCCAAATCCAGGAAGAATACCAATTCAAGAATTACAATCTAGTTCGGGAGGAAATAAAGTTCAATCATTAATATCTACATATCAGTATTATTTACAAATGATAAGAGATGTAACGGGATTAAACGAGGCTAGAGACGGATCTATGCCTAATTCTGACTCATTAGTAGGATTACAAAAACTAGCCGCGGCTAATTCCAATACAGCAACTAAACATATTTTAAACTCTTATTTATATCTAACTATTAGAACATGTGAGAACATTGTCTTAAGAACATCTGATTCTATTGAATACGCTTTAACTAATGAAGCATTAAAAAATAGTATTTCTACTTGGAACGTAGGACAATTAGAGGACTTACAAGACATGCATTTATATGACTTCGGTATATTCTTTGATTTAGTACCTGATGAGCAAGAAAAACAACAATTAGAAAATAATATTCAAGCTGCGATTCAACAAGGTAGCATCAATCTTGAAGATGCAATAGACATTAGATCTATCAATAACTTGAAGTTAGCTAATCAAATGATTAAGCTAAAACGTAAGCAAGCTGCAGAAGCTGCTCAAGCTGCTAATGAAGCTAACATTGCTGCTCAAGGCGCTGCTAATGCACAAGCTAGTGAAGCAGCAGCTATGGCGGAAGTACAGAAGAAGCAAGCTACTATGGATGTTGAACTTAAAGTTGCTAAAGGTAAATCTCAGTATGAAATTGAACGAATGCGTGTTGAAGCTCAAATTAAAAGAGAGTTAATGGAATTAGAGTTTAATTACAACATGCAATTAGGTCAACAAAAGATAAATAGAGAAGCTGACAGAGAAAAAGATATAGAAGAACGTAAAGATAAAAGAGCAAGAATTGTAGGTACTCAACAGAGTGCGATTGCTAATCAAAAACAAAAAGAAGGAGATGCGATTGATTTTGAAAACCCAACGGTTCAAGAAGACTTAGAAGATCCACTACAAGGTATTTTAGGTTAATCGTAAATTAATAATTTATATTATATTATATTATGGAAAAAGGAAAAGTAGAAGAAGAAGGTACTTTTAAAATTAAAAAGAAAGTTAAAAGACCTAAAAAACTTCAAGTAAAAGAAAAAGAAATAATCAAACTTGATTTAAATAAAAAGGAAGATGCCGTTCAAGAGCAAAAAACAAAGGAACCTGTGTTACAGTCTGATGCACCAAGTGAACCGAAAAAAGAAGAGGTCAAAGTGGAATTGCAAGAAGTGGGATCAACACACACAGAACCTGAACAACCTCCCACAGAAATTAAAGAAGAAGTAACAGTTATTAACGAAACACCTAGAGAAAAAGTTGAAACTAAAAAATTCGATGAAGCTCCTACAGCTCCAAAGATAACTCTACCTGAAAATGTGGAGAAGTTAGTTAACTTTATGAAAGACACCGGGGGAACTGTTGAAGACTATGTTACTCTTAATAAAGATTATTCACAATACGATGATAGTCTTTTAGTAAAAGAATATTATAAAAAAACTAGACCACATTTATCAGATGAAGAAGTTAATTTTATCATGGAAGATAACTTTACTTATGATGAAGAAGTGGATGAAGAAAGATTTGTAAAAAAGCAAAAGCTTAAATACAAAGAAGAAATTGCAAAAGCCCGAGGGTTTCTGGATGAAATGAAAAGTAGATACTATGATGAAATCAAGTTGAGACCATCTTCTACTAACGAACAACAGAAAGCCATGGATTTTTTCAATAGATATAACGAGGAACAATCATCCTTGCAGGAAAAGAGAAACGCGTTTGTAAATAATACAAAAACTTATTTCCAAGACGAATTCGAAGGTTTCGATTTTGAAGTTGGAGAAAAGAAGTTTAAGTATAAAGTTTCCAATCCTTATGATATAGCAGACAATCAAACTGATATTAACAAGTTTACTAACCAGTTTATGGATAAAAACGGTAATATTGTTGATTATGAAGGCTATCATAAAGCTCTTTACGCTGCAAGAAACGCTGATCGTATTGCACAACATTTTTATGAGCAAGGCAAAGCTGATGCTACTAGAAATATAGTTCAAACTTCCAAAAACATTAACCAAACTCCAAGGTCGGGTGAACAGGGTGAGGTAATGCCTAATGGATGGAGAGTTAGAGCAGTCAATGGCGTGGATTCAACCAAGTTAAAAATAAAAAGTAAAAATAAATAAAATATAAACTATGGCGTTTGTAACAGGCGGGTCGTTTCCCGCATCAATTATCCCGATGCCTCAGCAAATCACTGTTCAAGACAATTACATTGACTTTAACAACTTAGCTGGTTCGCAATGGGCACAACAATACTTACCTGAGCTTTATGAAGCAGAGGTAGAGAGATATGGTAATAGAACCTTATCTGGATTTTTAAGAATGGTTGGGGCAGAAATGCCAATGACCTCAGATCAAGTAATCTGGTCTGAACAAAATAGATTACACGTAGCATATGACACAGTTCAAGTAGCTGCTGTAGCTGCATCACAGGTAACTGTAACTATTACTCCACAAGGTGGAGAAACTAGTTGTAGTGTTAGAGTTGGTAATACAATTTTAATCTCTGACAATGCAACAGGTTTAATCACTACAAAAGGTTTAGTTATTGCTTTAGCTACTACTGCTATAACTGATGACACTTTAACTGTTGAATTATACCAAGATACTGCTGCTGGTATTACACCAGGACTTATTACAGGTGCTGCTAATACAAGCTTATTTGTTTATGGTACTGAATTTCCAAAAGGAAGTAATGGAATGCAAGGTGCAATCGAACCAGGTGTTACTACTTACCAAAATTCTCCGATTATCCTTAAAGATAATTACGAATTAAGTGGTTCTGATGCTGCTCAAATTGGTTGGATAGAAGTTGCTACTGAAGATGGAACATCTGGATACTTATGGTATCTTAAAGCTGAAGCTGAAACTAGATTGAGATTTGAAGATTATCTTGAAATGTCAATGGTTGAAGGTGAATTATCAGCAACTGCTCCTGCTTTTGGTGGTAGTTTTGCTCCAGGTGGTGCAGGTCAAAACATTAAAGGTACAGAAGGTCTTTTTGCTGCTATTACAGCAAGAGGTAATGTATACTCTGGTTTTGCTGGTGCTGCTGCTCCTGGTTCAGGTGCTTTAGGTGATTTCGATCAAATATTGCAACAACTAGACAAGCAAGGTGCTATTGAAGAAAACATGTTATTCTTATCGAGACAAACAGCTCTTGATTTTGACGATATGATCGCAGCAATGAATGGAAGTTATTCTTCTACAAATGCAGCTTCTTATGGTCTTTTTGATAATGAGAAAGAAATGGCACTTAACTTTGGTTTCTCTGGTTTTAGAAGAGGTTCTTATGACTTCTATAAAACTGATTGGAAATATTTAAATGATGCAACTACAAGAGGAATGGATAGCGCTATTGATGGTGTTATGATACCTGCTGGGACATCTACAGTATATGACCAAATGATGGGATCAAATATTAGAAGACCATTCTTACACGTTAGATATAGAGCTTCAGAAACAGAAGATAGAAGATTCAAAGCTTGGATCACAGGTTCTGTTGGAGGTGCTTATACTAGTGATCTTGATACTATGAGAGTTAGTTTCTTATCTGAGAGATGTTTAGTAACTCAAGCTGCGAATAATTTCGTATTATTCCAAGGAGCTTAATATTATTAACATTTTAAAAATATAGAAATTATGGCTTATATAAAATTCGCAAGAAATCAAACAAATGCGGCGAGTGAGTTATTAATACCTGCAGAGAGTATTATTAACATCGTTGCTAATGATGCTATTAGTTGCATCATTCAATACAATTGGGGACATGGACCAGATGCATCCCCCGCAGAGTTGTTAACTCTTACACTTCAAGTTGGAGCTACAGGTGCTGCTACTTTAACTAGAGCAAATATTGTTGAAAAAGTAATTGATACAATACAAGCTACTGGTTTAAGTGGAGTCTCTGCTCAAGTTCCAGATATGGAAGTACAAACTGCTGCATGGTCTAGCGCAGCAATAGACGCAACTCCGTAAATTACAACTAACAATTAATATAAGATCCCGCTTCGGTGGGGTCTTTTTTAAATATTTATATTATATTATATCATGGAAGAACAAATAAAAGAAATTTCTCAATCGAATGTAGATTGGGAATTTAAAGATAGAAATTATTACTTACTAGGAAATAAATCTCCTTTGACTTATACAATACCTACGAGACATTCAAGAAGATACCCATTAGTTTGGTTTGATGAAAATAAAGGGTATGAAAGAGAATTACGATATGCAACAAATCAACATAGTATTTTTGTTGATGAACAACAAGGGCAAGTAACTCTTCGTCACGTAATTTTTGATAATG